CTAGGGAAGACGCAGAACGCATAGCTGAGGAACGGTTTCAGTCAATTCAATCGGAGAACGAAAAAAAGGCACTTGAGTACTACAACCAACAGGTAGTAAACTCATTTATGAATAACAAGCCGTTATTCAGGGATCCAGAAACAGCTTCTCAATTAGAGGCTGAGATGGCTCCAGTTGTTCAGGCTCTAAATGCTACAGGGCGGTACTCCTCCCCTGAGCAGGTACTAGAGACTGCATACAATTACGTGGTTAACGGCAATCCGACTTTCTCCGGTCTCGTTCAAAAAATGACCGCAAAGCCGGTAATACAGCAGCAGCAAGCAGTAGCCCAAAAGGCGAAACAAGCTGCCAAATCAATATCTGGCTCCGCCGGTAGCGGGACTCCCAGGGTACAATCAAAATCACTAGGGGATAACCTGCGGAGGCGATTCATAGGAGAATAGCCATACGGTTATCCCATAAACTTTAAGGGATAACTAAAATGGCTAATTTAGAAGAGGCAATTGTATCAACCCTCTGGGATCAGTCAGAAGAGATAGCGGACTTGGTGCTTCATCACAACCCGCTTACCTCGACTCTGGACGAGAAGGGAAGAATCAAGAAGATTGGCGGCGGCTATGAGCTGCGTAAGCCAGTAATGTACAACGATGCAGCAGTAGGTGGATTCTATCAGGGATATCAGGCATTTGACCTATCCTCGATTGATGACCTTACGGCTTTCCGTTTCCAGATTAAGCAGTGCTATGAGCCTGTAGCGATGAACGGACGTGAGAAGCGTGCGAATCGTGATGAGGCTGCTTTGCTTGATTTAGCTGAGGCTAAGATGGAAGCTGCTATCGAGCGCCTAAAGAATACAGTTTCTACCTCCCTTCGTGGCGATGGAACTGGAGCTGGTGGACTAGAGTTTGACGGTGTTAAAAAAGCCGTTTCAACTTCTCCGTCTTCTGGTACTTACGGTGGAATTGATCGTACTGCTAACCTTTGGGCTAGAAACTACGCTACTCAGGTAACGCTAACTGCTGCAAACGTACAAGAGAACATTACCGATGTTATCAGCCGCTTAACTCGTGGCTCTGAGGCACCGGATCTTGGTCTCATGGATCGTACAGCATGGAAGCACCTTCATAGCTCACTAACTGCAATTCAGCGTATTCAGCTTCCTACAAAGAAGGCTGTAGCTGGATTCCGTGTTCTTAGCTATGACGGATGCGATTTCGTGTTTGATGGTGGATACGGATCGTCAGTTCTTGAGTCGAATTCATGCCGATTGCTCAATACTAAGTATTGGACATTTGACATGGTTCGTGGAGCTGACTTTAAGCCACTAACGCCAACTATGGACCGTCCGATTGACCAGGATGCTTTCTTCACCGTAATTATCGTTGAAGGAAACCTCTGCTGTTCAGCTCCGGCTCTCCAGGGTGTAATTTACGCTTAATAGGAGGATTGGAATATGTCACAGGTTGCAGCATTTGGTGTTAATTATAAGAAAACTTTTACAGCAGACACTTTGCCACTACCGGTTCCGGTAGGTGCTAAGGGTTCGCTAGTAGAGGGTGAGTTTGTATTTGTTCAGGCTGATGGAGCTATCGACCAGTACGCTTTCGTGAAAATCGAGGCTGATGGTCAGGCTGCTATGCTAACAACTACAAACGCTGGCTCTCAGGGGCTTCTTATTGGCGTGGCTCAAATAGCCGTTGCTGATAACGAGTACGTTTGGGTATGGGTTGGCGGGCTTCGTGGTGGTGGAGTAGGTTCAGGGATTCGAGGCAAGGTAGCTGCAAACTACGTTGCTAAGAATAACCTCAATACTACTGCAACTGCTGGAGTAGCTGACGACGCCTCAACAACTAAGATTGCTTACGTTGTTGGAGTTGCGTCGACAACCCCTGCGGCTGCCGTTGAGCTTGCATCGGTTGCTCACTTGAAAGTGAACTAACCTAAATGGGGGGTAGCAATACCCCCCTTTTTGTGAGGATTTATGCCAACAGTTTCAAATCTTATTGGACTTGGTATGCCACCTGAGCACGCAGTGCAGATATGCGACGGGGTACAACCTGCCGTAGTAGATGCCACCGCTGCCGGTGTTCGTACTAAGCAAGCAGTAAATAACGTAAACGACACAACCCCAACAGCGGCAGAGCTAACAACTTCGTTTGGTGCTCCTGCTACTGTAGGAACGGGTTTTGTAGGTATTGTTAAAGATAACGACGCTGATACTAACTGCTTTGTAGTGGTATCAAATGGAACGTCTTTCTTTTACCTAAAGTTTACTAAAGCTACATAATTATTAGGGGGGAGCAATCCCCCCGCTTTATTAGGTGATTTATGCCAGATTTTACCCCAAGTAACCCAGGAGCAATGTTTTCAGCTTATAAGCTAACCGCTGTAACTCCTAGCGATGCAACAGAGCTAGTGGGCGTTAGAGCTTTGTGGGTAGGCGGTGCAGGAACGGTCGTTGCTATAGCCTGTAACGATACGGCCTCCGTTTCATTAACAGTACCGGCAGGTACATTGCTTCCTATTTTTGCAAGAAAGGTAATGGCCGCTTCTACCGCAACGAATATTGTAGCTTTTTACTAATGTTTATTGGCGTATCTCCATCCTGCGTATCTGCTCAGGCTATAAACGCCGGTGGTGGGGGCACTACGCCTAATCCTAATGTAATAGCCTCTTCTAATGACGGAAACTATCCTGATGGGATTCAGTCCGGTGATATTATACTTACTGCATTATCAAGCACTGGTCTTATTGTCGTTGCTATGGATTTTACATCCTCAACGGCAGGATCTTCTGGAGGCGTAAACTATAATTTAGCTTATAAAGTAGCTGCTGGAACTGAATCTGGTCTTATTGGCTCCTTAGCTCAGTCTATAGGATGTTTGGTTCTTAGAAACGTTGATATAGCTAATTTAGTAATTAGCGTAACTTCTGGTTCAACTTGGGATAGCCTAACAGGGCTTGCCGCAAGTAGTACCATTGTTGCTATGGGATACAGCAACAACGGATCTGGCAGTTTTGGAGGGGTTACTATTCCGGCTGGCTGGACTACCTATCAGTCATCAGGATTAGAAATCGTAGCGGTAAGGGACAATGTTGCTTCAGGAAGCTCGTTTACCTTTACTGGATTAAGTAATGATGGAAGTTTAACCTTGTGCTACTCTATAGGAATTGCTTAGGCAATAACGCCTATTTAAGGAGATACTTATGGCACAAGTAGACTGGGGGAGCATAATGTCAGGACAGCAGCAGCAAAAAAAGCGCTATGCTGGAATGAACGTACAGTTTTTCTATGCTTACAACGAGAACGAAGAGAAGTCGCTAAAAGAAGGCCGCCCTATATTTGATGAGATTCCGTCTATTAGCATTCAAGTCCCAGGTGGCGATACTACCGTAAGGCGTATTGAGCCGCAGGATATTCAAGAGTACCCAGAGAAGTACCAGGCTTTTAAAGCTGGTTCTGAGCCTGTAACTGAGGGTACTCCACTTGCTGAGTGGCCAATGATGCCAGGGACCGCTATGCGCGAGTTTCAGTATCTTGGCTTTAAAACAGTAGAGCAGGTGGCTAACGCTACAGAGGATGCTAAGCGCAAGCTAGGGACGTTATCCAAGTTTGTTAAGCTAGCTAAAGAGTGGTTGGCCGCTGCTAATTCTGACCAGAATGATGTAGCTAAACTTAAAGTTCAGCTAGAGCAATATCAGACAAAGTACGCAAAGTTAGAAGAGAAGTTAGAGCTTCTTATGCAGCGTATTGAGGCTAGCGAGGGAACAGACTTGCGTGATGAGCGTACATCTGACCCGCTCGATGATGAGCCAACAGCAACGCCAAGGCTAAGGGGTAGACCAAGGAGAGTATGAGCATAGCTACGGTTATACAGAATGTCGCTAACGAAGCTGGCTACACCGTAGAGTCTAATATCTTTACCTCTACAGAGACGACAACTAAGCAGCTTTTAGCAATAGCTCAACGTATTAATCGTGACATCTTTGAGGCGTATCCATGGCCAAAGTGCTACGCCGCTGGCTCAATAACGCTGGTAGCAGGACAGTCAAGCTATCCTCTACCGGCGGCTTTTTCTAGCTATCAATACGAAACGTTCTGGAATCAAAGCACTAGGTGGCGTGTCCTTGGCCCTATCTCTGAGCAAGACTACGCCCAGCTTCAGGGCTATGGACTAATGCCTACTATTTACCAGCGCTTTCAGATTAGAGGGCTAGGTAATAACGAGTTGTTTATCAGCCCTACCCCTGGAGCAAACACAGCAGGGCAGGTACTTATATTTGAGTACATAGCCGATAGGTCAGTAGTACCTAGAACATGGGTAAC